AAAAATTACTTTTAACTTGATAGGGGAATAGTGCAATTTTCCTTATTCCAAATGTATATTTATAGTCATCCTCTATATTTAATCCACCATTTATGTATGGTGTACCCAATGAAGCAGAACCATAAATAGTCGAATTATCAAAAAAACTGCCAAAAAGATAACAAAAAGACGATACCACACATAAAAAACCTCTAACCAGTCTTTCATTCATTAAAACCTTCCTCCTGTGTTTTTGCGTTCAAGTTTATTTAATCTTTGTTCAAATGCATTTATACTATTTGAAAGATTATCAAGTTTATCTTCTATTCCAGATAAATCAACCTCTGGTATATCTACTTCTTTTTCTTTAAGTTTGTCTAATTCTTTTTTAATGTATTCTAAATCTGATGCAAGAGGTGCAAGTTGTTTAACTAATTCCTTTATTTCTGAAAACATTTCATCATATTCATCTAATTTATAGGATATAATTTTTAAATCTCCTGCACTTTTAAGATTATCTAACTCTTTAACAACAAGATTATATTCCATTCTATTTGGATGATTATTCGATTCTATTTCATTTAACTTACCTGTAATGCTAAAATATGTAGCAGAGGCTGATACTATTACTGCTCCTATTGTTACCAAGAACTTTAAATCAAATGTAAATTTACTTCCTTCACCTATTTCAGTTGCCATAGGTTTCTC